AAGTCAAGCCGGTCGATTCTGTCGACAAAGGCGAACAACTTGAGCACATCGCGGAGAACGGCAAAGCCATCCAGAACTGGATTGGCACCTACCAGGCCCACACCAAGACTGCTTTGTTTGTCAGCGCAGGGCCAACCCTGCCCGGATTCCTTGACGAAATCAAGCGCCGCCAGGCCGAAGGTTGTATCATCTTTACGGTGAAGCATGCGCTGCCGGTCCTCAAGGAAGCGGGCATCCAGCCAGACTGGACGGTCATTCTTGATCCGCGCCCGGTCGACGGTAAGTCCACCCATGGCATCATCAGGACTGATCTGTTCTCTGAGGCGGGGCCACAGGACCGTTTCTTGTTTGCAACAATGACGCACCCGTCTGTTCGCAAGGTGCTTGAAGCGAAGGGTGCCCAGCTTTACGGGTGGCATGCCCACACCAACGCGACCCTGAAAGCCAAGCCTGCTGCCTTCGACGTGGGCACGGTCGTAATCGGGGGCACCTGCTCGGCGACCCGCATTCCGATGCTGGCTTTTGTGATGGGCTTCCGGCGCTTCGAGTTCTACGGCTATGACTTCTTCTACCCGGAAGATACGAAGCAGGACGACGTTAAGCAGTCCTTCATGAAGGTTAGCTTAGGTAAGGATCAGAAGTCCTACCTGACGACCGGCGAACTGGTAGCTGCGATGCAGGACCTTGGTCAGTGGAACAAGTGGCTGGTCGACAACCGCATCTCAGTGAAGTTCCACGGCGATGGCGCAGGCTCGGCGATCTGGGAGCAGACCGTCAACAACTACACCGCGCCGACGGAGTATCCGTTCTAGCGGAACTGCTTGGCTAACTTGGCGGCGGAGGCGGGTTGCTTTGAGAATTGCTTACCCGCTTTCGTCGCCTTCCTTTTGGCAGCAGACGACGCAGCGTACGTACTAGCTGGCATAGCTTTGATTGCAGCTTCCGGTAGATAGCGTTCACCTGTAGCCTCCGATCCTTGAGTCGACGGCTTACCAGACTTGGTTCGCCACTTCTGCTTGGTCCAATCAACAAGCGATTTCTGCGGGGCCTTCATGACTTGTAGCCGCCGCCCTTCGCCTTGTATTGCTGGGCAAGCATTTGGGCCTTACGTGCTGACCACTGCCCCGGACGCCCACCCTTTCCGCCAGCTTTGATGTCCTCGAACAAGGACTTCCTCATGCCCGGCTTAGTGTAGACGCCCGCTTCGTTGACGCGCGACGGGGTCTTAGCCACGCTTCATCAGGCAGCCGCCTGCCTTCTTACAAGCAGCCGGATTGGGGCAGCCCTTGCAAGGCACCATGCCACCCTTCTGCATCTTGACGGCCTTCTTCTTCATCGGGCCTTGCGTCACTTGCTTGCTCATATTAGAACGCATCATTAGCATTTTCCTTTCGCCATGCCGCCTTTGGCATACATCGCACGACCGCCGCCCATCATCTTCTTGGGCTTGGAAGTCATGCCACCCTTCATCATCTTCTTGGGCGCAGCGACCTTACCACCGGCAGCTTTCTTGACGACGCCACCTTTCTTCATGGCAGTCTTCGGCTTGATCATGCCGCCCTTCTTGAAGCCTGACTCACGCATACGGTCACGCTCTTGGGCGGTCAGCGGCGCATCGTATTCACGGCGATCCTCGGGCGACATCATGTCACGCATGCGGCGCTTTGGCTCGGCTGGCATCGAACGCTTCATAACATCTTCAGCCATTTCCGCACGGGCTTCTTGCGCTTTCGGGGACTGCATGCCCTGACGGACCTTACCACCTTCACGATACATCATAGCCTTGCCACCTTTCTTCATAGCTGCGTGGTCTTTGTTTTTCATCATGGAACCGTCAGGCATCATGTGCATACCTTTGCCCTTTACCATACCGCCCTTGCGGTAAGCAATGCCCATGCGATCAGCCAAGCGCTTTTCAGTTTCGGTGACTGGCTTCTCGCCCCTGTTAAGGCGCAGCACAATTTCATTCAGATCATCTGCCGTCATAGATTCACGCGGGGCCGCACGGGCAGCGGTTCGTGGGCGCGAGGGCGGAGGTGGAGCCGTGGCGCGTTGGCGTTCCGTCTCAGCAGACGCTGCTTCCGACGTACCTTCGGGTTCCATTCCCTGTTCAAATTCACCTTCGATTGGGCGCTCTCCGCGATTAGCCATATACCGACGAAGAGCTTCAGAACCTAATCCCAAAGCAAGGCCCGCTGCTGCCGTTGGACCAGCGCCCCCGACTACACGCGAACCGCCCGCGCGTGAAGCACCGCTGCCCATACCGGCGCCTTGGCGCATCAATTCACCGCTGCTAGGACGAGGCGCGGGTAGACGGTCACCACTAGACGGAGCCATGCTACGGCTACCGCCACCTTCGCCACCGCCGCCTCGGCCACCACCAGTAGGCAAACCTTCGCGGTATGGAACCACCGACCGCGTGGAGGGGGTCATCCGTGGACCGGAAGCTTGGCTTTCCGCTGTGCGGACCTGACCTTCGCGGAGACGCCGCCCAATGTTCAAGCGCCTACGTGCAACGTCACGCGGGTCTTCGCCCCTGCTACCAATATCGTCAGCCATTTACTTTCTCCTAGAAGATTTGTTAGATTGGTTAGATTTGCCAGCGGCACTAAGGGCGATGGCGGCTGCTTGCTTTACAGCGGCGGCCTTACTGGCAGGCTTGGACGTGCCAATGCGACCGGACTTCTGGTAGTCGTCGACCAGTGTCTGGATGTTGGCGCTGACAACTTTCTGGGACGAGCCCTTCTTAAGCGGCATGAAGTGCTTCCTTTTCGGTTTCGTCTACCCGGCGCAGCCAGCCCTTGCCAAAAGTCGCGAAGGTCTTCAGGCTCTTGTAGAAGTCACGGCGCGCTTCGGATACCTTGGCAATGAAGTCAGCGGCATCGAGTGCGTTGATTGCGGCCATGCTCTTGGGACCGAGGGCACCGTCTTCGGTAACGCCCGCCGCCCGCTGCATCAGCTTGGCTGCCCTGCCCACGCCCTTGTTGACCGCCATGTCGAAGGCCAGCAGGTCGACGCCCGGCTTCAGTTCGTCGGCGCGCACCGCATCCCAGTAGCGGGACTTGTAGATGGCGCGAACATCGGCGTCGGAGATGGCGCGCAGTTCTTCTTTGGACATAGCCCGGCCCTTGAACTCCGTGAAGGTAGCCAGCGTAATGCCCTTCATAGTCGCGCCGCCTGGGTCTTGGGGGTGATCGACGTAGCCACCCTCGTGCTTCAAGATCAAGGCTAGGGACTTGTCGAAGTTCTCTTTCATTTGCTGGTCATCCTATTCATAGCTTCGGTCTTCTCCTTGGAGCCTGCGCTGCTACCGAAGTAGTAAGCGACCACCCCGCCCCATGCCGTGCCCAACGTACCCAACATCACAAGCATGGCTTCGGACCCGCCAGTGGTGGGCAGCCCATACTGAAGCATGTAGAACAGCACCCCAAAGTAGCCGCCCGTAATTAGGCCAGCAAGAACCTTGGGCGTCCAGTCTTTGGTTTTGATTTCCCGGTTGCGGGCACTGTCACGGTCTTCGTTAGCGATGCGTTCCAAGTCGATGTCGAGTTCACGCATTTTGATCGCGAAGTCTTGCTCGGCTTTCTTGAGGGCAAGCAACTGTTCGGGCGTGGCGTTGGCTGCGGCCTGCGCCAGTTCAGCTTCGGTGCCGTCGGGCTTACCCAACAGCGCATCTGAAATGGTGCGGACGGCCATGCCAGCCAGCGGCCCACCTACAGCAGAGGCAATGGTCGGCGCAACAGTACGAACTAAATTAAGGAGCGCGTCCAACTTACTTCTCCAATACGAACGTCAAGTTCTGATGGCGCGGATACGTCACGGTGCGTTCGCCTTCGGGGCACTTATAACGGATCGTTGCCAACAAGGTTGCCCTTCCGGGCGCAATGGTATCTTTGTCTGCTATGTCAAGCATGTAGGTAAAGGTATCGATCTCGGGACCAGCCGGGCCGGTGAAGCGGGTCATGCTGGGAGCAGCTTCATGAATGACGCTGGCGCTGTCGCGGATCGTAACCTTGAAGTCTTCGACGGAACAGTCGTCCCGTTTCTTGATGCGGGCCACAGTCACAGCCACCGGCTGACCGATCTTGGTGTCGACGATGCGGAAGTGTTCAGGTGCCCAGACAATAATGTCGTTGCGGAACCAACCAAACTTTTCGCCCGCCGAGTAACCACCGACCGCCAAAGCGAAAGCAGCCGTAAAGAACTGGACGACAGGCGTGATCTTAGGTAGTTCCACGACACGGCCTTAGCAGTTCCAGGCCCGCAGGCTTTTGTTGATGCGGGAGTTCGGGTCGTTGGCCGTCTTGGCGCTGGTCAGCTTCTTCTTCATGCCCTTCATGCGGGCGCAAAAGGAATCGCGCCGGGGGCCACCCTCTGGTTGGGGAGCCTTCAAGCCGGGCTTGCCGGGGTTCGCACGATTGTAGGAGGCACGGCCTTTAGCATTGAGTCCGCCGGACGGGGACTTGCCTTCGGCCCGTTGCCACGCAGGTGTCTTGGCCATATCCCCATTATAGCAGAATTACTTCAATCTTTCAAGACTGATGGACTCCACATCGAACTCGCCAGGCGCGTAGAAATGCAGCAGATGGACGCCGTTCCACCACAGCTTCTTGGCGGCTTTGGCGTAGGCAAAGTCCCCGGCTGGGTCCACGAAGCAGCCGCCCACAAGGGCATGCAGCTTGGAGCCGTCGGCCTTGGTCCGGGTAGCGGTAGATAGCAGGTGGGAGTGGCCGCAGATGCACGAAGAATGCTGAGACTTCAGGAGGTTATTGGCATGGTGTTCGCCGCCTTGGGGCCGCCCCATTACGCCACTGACGAAGTAGTGCTGAAAGACCGCGCCATAGATGACGGCGGGTTGCAGGAACTTATGGAAGTTGATCTTGACCGAAGACCGATAGGTCTTGATCAGTTGCTGGACGGTCTTGGGGAAGTCCGACGTCAGCAGCCTGTTGTCGGAAGCCATCCACTTGTTGTAACGGTCTTCGTGGTTGCCTTCGATGAACTCAATGTCAGAGGTCCCGCATGCGTAAGCAATCGAAACGATCTTGTCGAAAGCTGAGAAGCCAGCTTCAATGTCCTTCGACAGGGACCGCTGATACCAGTGCGGTGAGTTCATGTCGTGGGTGCAAAGCGACTCGAAGTCCCACAGATCACCAATGTGAACGACTTTGTCCAGCTTGACGTCACGCCCGTTGAGGAGGGCCATCAGGCCGTCGAAGCGATCCAGATTATCGCCCGGCATGGCATGGGTGTCGGGGATCAGCAGGACAGTCTTAGGTTGGAACTTGGTCGCCATGAGGGCTTGCCTTCTTGGTGTTGTCGGATATGAACTCGTTAGTGTAGCCAGCTATAGGCCGGTCGTCTTGCAGCCACGGCCCGCTGTCAGCGTCCATAAGGATGCAGAGGTTAGCGGCAGCATGTGCTAGGTGGGGCAGGCCGGTCTCGGGGTCGTTGTTCTGGCCGTCCCACCATGCCATCAGGTGGCGCATCGCCGCGTCGTAATAGGTGGACGAAGAGACCGGGAGAGCGCGCCAGTTCATCGGGCCGTACTTGGAAGCACCGTTGGCCATGACCCGACCAATAGCTAGAAGCGGAAGGGGCGGCACATTACTGAGGCCGGGTTTGGCTATGCCGTATTGGGTCTTGGGGTTGCTGTCCAT